AAACTCAGTAACAATATGTTAGCCTTACCATGCGGCTCACAATCAGTTAGATTTCGTCCACACTTAACATTTACCAGAGAAGATGTAGATACAGCAATCGACTTCATCAAAGCTGCTGTTTAGATTACTCTGAAATTTGCATGTCGCTGAATTTGATTCGAGTATTTTCCTTATACCAATCAAAGAAACTTTCTTTTTTCATATGAACTGGCCCCAGCTTTCGTGCGCCAGCCAGTGTTGGGTGTGATTGATCTGCCGGTTTCTTGGGGGTCGCTACCGGTTTCGCCGCAGGAGCCGCCGCCTTCTTCGCTGCTTGCTCTTTCTGGTACTTATCCATCATTCCAACCATGTCCACCTTTTTTTTCTTAGGAGTCACCGCAGGCATCTGGGCTGCGGGTGCTGCTGCTTGCGCTCCAGTATTGCTCTGAGATGTACCACCAGTGGTATCGTATGAAACAGTGGCGAGTGGGTCTGTGACAGGAGCCGCAGGCTTGACCACGCCGGTCCCCAGTTGCTTTTCGGGTGTTGTCGGTGGTGTTGTCGGTGGTGTTGTCGGTGGTGGTGTCGGTGGTGGTGTTTGAGGTTGTGCGGCACCTTGAACAGCATCCCCCGCAGCGGCCACAACATTAGGTGTTGCCGATTTATTTTGCATCCCGGCACCACTGACCGCACCGCTTACTTGTTGAGCCACCTGTTTAGGGTCTTGCTGCTGCTGTTGTTGCTGACCACCGCCAAACCAGTTCTTAACACCTGTCCAAGCTCTAGATAGTAACCCAGGTTTTTTCTGACCTTGATCTTGATCTTGACCTTGATCTTGTGCTTGTTGACCGCCACCAAATATATTTTTCATAATTGATGAACCGGCACCTTTTACAAGCGCAGTGTTCGCCCCAGCTTTCTGTTGTGCTCTTGCAAGTCCCATTCCTGCGGTTTTCTGCTTGGCTTTATCAACACCCGCTTGACCACGAATCTGCTGCTGTTTGGCTTTCTCTTTATGCAATGCTAACGCCCTTTTTTGGTCACCAGCGTATGCTCCTTTTTCAGGCACGTTGACGCCTAAGTTTTGAACTTGTTTAGCCGTATTAGCTTGTGTGCCCGGTATGAATCCCTTGACCTTATCGAGAAATCCCTGCTCGTTTAGCATAAATTGATCGTCATCTAGAAACTCTTCATTAACAATCATAAAATGCAACAAATCATCAATAACAATTTGGGCCGGAATGCCAGTTTCAACAATAATGTCCGCTAGGTTTTGAATCTCCCGCTCAACTTCTTTATTGTGATGAAACTCATTAAATTTACTCATTTTTGGTCCCAAAATGTTTCTGGAGTTAACTCTCTATTGAACTCTGTATCATCCATCTTTAAATAAAAGAAAGGAATTACAGGTAATTTTACTTCTTTGTCAAACACGAAGCTTAGTCTATTATTTAGTTCTTCACTCCATTTTTTATATCTATTTATAGGAACAGCATAAGCCATTTGATTAACGTGTTGGTAACTAAAATTTAGTCTAAATGTACGAATTGCCTGTATAACCGCAATTAGTTTGTTCTCATGGTATACACCACCACCAGAATCTCCTGGAACTGTGGGGGCTGAGAATCGAATTACATTTTTTACTTTAGGGGTGGTGTTGATATTTAAAGAAGTAATGATGCCGAATTCTACTCTTGGTACTTCCCCCATACCGCTACCAACTCTAGTTATTTTATTGCCAATATAAAATTTAGATTCCGAACCTAAGTCGGCTGCATATAGTTCTTTATCGCTGGCGAATAAAACAACGGCTGTGTCTTTCTCATGGTCTATTTGATAGAATAAAGCAGGGTATTCTTTGAAACCAGTGATGGTTGACCAATCACTATAATTATAAACACGAACTACAAAATCATCAGATGCTTTAGCTATATGTGCAACAGTTAGGGCTACGTTCAACCATTTATCACCATGCTTTTCACTTCTAATTACTATTCCTGATCCATTCCCGCCTACATGTGTTGGCCTGATTGTAACCGAAGGATAAAGACATTTAGTGTGAAGTATTTTGTCAGGCTCGCCGCTAAATACGTTAGAAGGTATTAGCAAAATAGCTAACATAGCGAGATTAGTCATTATTGATGATCTCATACTTCTATCTAGAACAAATGGAGTTAAATTATGAATAAGAACGTTCTCATAGTCGCCATTCTTCTTTTGGGAGTTGGAATTTTTGCGGCATATCAAAACAATAATATTGCAAATGACATACAACCAATTGCCAACAATAACACTACCAATCCTGAATTAAATAATTCACAACCTCCGCAACCACAACTGCAACCACAAGTACCTATGATTCCAACATCATACGAAGAAGCTCTGCAAATTGCCCAAAAACAAAACAAACAAGTATTTTTATTCTTTCACGCAAGTTGGTGTAACTGGTGCGAAAAAATGAAAGATGAAATCCTATCTGATGACGAGGTTAAGGCTACTCTTTCTAAGTATGTGATCTATCACGTAGACACACAAAAAGAAAGGAACGTTGCCTCCAAATATAATGTCAGAGGCATTCCCGCATATGTGATTACCGATAAAACTGGCAAGCCATTGAAAAACGGCAGCGGATTCAAAAAGACTGGAGGTTTCATAAATTGGTTGAATGGCAATGACAACAGGTAACAACCCAACCGACGTTCGCCTGGATGAAAGGCCATCCTTTCGCTTGTGAAACTATAATGTAAAAAAAAATAGTGAGGTGGATTTATGTCATTGCTAGAAGGTGCCAAAACGTATCTGGCTGAGGCTATGAATTATGCAAACATAGACCCAGAAAGTCAGTTGCGTTTACAATACCCACAAAAAACGCTTCAAGTAGCAATACCAATGCGGCATGATGATGGCACGCTCAAAATGTACAAAGCGTATCGTTGTCAATACGATGCAACATTGGGGCCTACCAAGGGCGGAATTAGATTTCATCCTCATGTAGATAGAGATCATGTAGAAGCCCTTGGATTCTGGATGACTTTCAAGTGTGCTGCCGTAAAAGTTCCTTTCGGGGGAGCCAAGGGTGGTGTGGCAATTGACCCCAATACACTTTCTCATCGGGAACTTGAAAGAATCAGCAAAGCCTACATAAGTGCTTTCAAAGATTTTATAGGCCCTGATGAAGACATTCCTGCACCAGATTTGGGCACTAACGAACGTGTCATGGGATGGATGTATTCAGAATATCGCCGTATTACAGGCGGCAATCCGAGAGCCATTATCACTGGTAAGCCTGTCGCTCTTGGTGGTATAGATGGTCGTGAATCGGCCACTGGCTATGGAGGGTTCTATGTTTTAGAAAACCTTATGGACAATCATCTCGACAAAATTAACTTGCCAGTTAAAGAAGATATCACAATTGCAATTCAGGGATTTGGGCAAGTGGGTTTTTGGTTTGCAGAAAAGTGTTTCAGGAACGGACTAAAAGTTATAGCTGCATCCAACCAATATGGTGGCGTCTATGATCCACGAGGACTTTCACCCTATGAATGTAGAAAATGTCTTATAGAATCCGATGGGCAAGAATGGGGACAAGGAGAAAAAATAACGAATGAAGAATTGCTTGCCATAGATTGTGATATCCTGGCTCCTGCCGCCATCGAGAGCGTTATTACTATTGATAATGCTGACAAAATAAAAGCCAGGATGGTGTTTGAACTAGCTAATGGCCCAACAACTTGTGAGTCGCATCACATCCTGGAAGATAAAGGAATCATTATCGTGCCAGATATTCTAGCAAATGCTGGTGGGGTAGTTGTGTCATTTTTTGAGTGGCTTCAAAACAAACACGGTGAAGATTGGGATAGAAACCGAGTGGACATCGGATTAAAGAAAAGAATGTGTTATGCCACAGAGAGAATGATGGCCCAACATTTTGAACATAAAATATCCATGAAAATCGCCACGTACACGCTGGCTTTGAAGAGGATTGCTAGTGCTAATGAATCTCTTGGTAACAAAGGATATTTTCAGCATTAGCGAGGAGTGGCAGCAGCCGGAATCGAGAATACTTCTCCTTTGATTCCCGAACTACTAATTTGAGGCAATATAATTGATATAGTTCTATTGCCAAAATCAGTAGTAAATGTCACGCATACTTCTTTTGTATACGGACTAAAGCTTACAATGTGCCATTTACTATCATCTAGTCCTTTGAAAAAATCTTTAAGCTTGTCGGTCGGCAAGCATGCCAATAAAGTAGCTTTTTGCAAACGATGATCCGCCAAACACGCACGTCGCCTAAATTGTCTAACATCTCGTCTATTAGCATTGGCCTGACCGGAAGGACGGTTCTCTGGCCTCAACGGTGGAACACTCATTTTAATTCTCCATAATTCATACTATTCTATCTAGCAAGGGGATGTGTTAAAATGAGTAAGATACAAGAAGATAGCTTTTGGTTCGTTGATGAAGGTGTGCCAGAAGATGAGCAAAAAATGCAAGCTTTATGCCGTGCATGTGCTGAAGAAAAAAAATGTGGTTGGTTTTGGCAAGGATCAACTACAGGCTATGGAGACTACGATCTAAAATGTTCTGTTTGCGAACATATAATTCATCAACGAAAAGAAGAATATGTCAAATAAAATCAACAAGCTTCGACCTCCTGTCAAAATACATGGTGGCAAATATTATCTTGCAAAATGGGTTATAGATCATTTCCCAAAAGACTATGAGCAATACGATTATATCGAGCCTTTTTGCGGTGCTGCCAGTGTGTTCATAAATAAAGAAAAATCGATTGGCATGGAAGTTGTTAGCGACATCGACCTCGGTATGATCCAAATTTGGCGAGCATTACGGGATGAACCTGGGCAATTTATTGGAAGAATCAAGCGAACGAAGTATTCTGAACGGGTTTTCAAAAGAGAACTTAAAAAATCCCCTCCATTTGATGACTATATGGATCACGCAGTACACGAATATATTCTGCGGCGCATGAGCAGAGGCGGACTCAAGAAAGCATTCGCATGGTCAAATAGATTAAGAGGAGGACAACCCGGTGATGTCAATGCCTGGGAAACCATGAAAGATTATCTCCACTTGATAGCAGAAAGAACTCAGGATTGTTATATTTTCTACAAACCCGCTCTGGATGTTGTTAATGCTTTCAACACGGTAAATACTCTTTGCTATTGTGATCCAACCTATCTCCACGAAACCAGAGAATCAAAAGATGCTTATGATTTCGAGGTGACCACAGATGACCATATCGCCCTGGCGGAGAAATTAAATCAATTCAAGGGAAAGGTGGCAATCAGTGGGTATCCTTCTGCGTTGTATAATCGACTTTTCAAGGATTGGCGATGTGTTCGCAAAAGAATTGCCAATCATGCATCACAATCATCCACAAAAAAGAAAAAAACCGAGTGTCTATGGATGAATTACTAAATGAACAATTCAGAAATGATATATGTTCTGTACATATGGCCTCTTATGGTAATTGGAACAATTGCTATAATTGGCTTGGTGGGCGAGCTTGTGTCTTGTCGCATGAATAAAAAGTAAGTTCTCTAATGTATATAGAATTGTGAAAAGTTGGAAAACATGGTTGAATAATCAGTTAATGGGCGATTTAGGAATAGCCAAATCGCCCATACATGGCATGGGAATTTTTGTCACAAATAGCATACCTGCGCATTTAGATTTAGGCCCAGCCCAAATTAAGAGCAACAATGGCTACGATATAACACAATTGGGAAAATACCATAATCATTCTAATAGCCCTACATGTTATAATAAAATGGTAGACAATGCTCGTCATCTTTTCCCTCATCATGATTTGGGCATAGGCGATGAGGTGACGGTTGATTACACGTTACAGAATGATTTGGAGCAGCCTATAGATGGATGGGCATAATCAGATTTATTATACATAAGAAAAGCCCGCCGTGAGGCGGGCTTTTCTTATGTACTAACAGTATATAACGTATGTTGCTTCAATTTAGACAATGGCTAGAAGATGCTGGTGAGGTACATCCTCGATTGAACACTGATGCATACGCCGCAAAGGGTGCTCGTAGCAAAATGGTTCAAACCAATAGGGATAGGATGGAACCTAGTGAGTTCTCACCAGCCAAATTGTTTGGAAAGAAGAAAATGAAGAAGAAAATGAGTAAATAGTCTAAATATCCTTAACAGGAAGTAATAGGAGATAATTATGGCACAAACATCAACTTCGCAACCAGTACATCCAGCTATTGTATTTGAAGTGGACTTAAGCCTCAATGCTACGGAAGGCATTGGCCCCAACACAAACGTATCGAACCCACACATGCTACATCCAGGCGGTTTTCCAGATAGCACTTTAACTGCCGCACTCAGATCGGCGCATTTAGAAGGCGTTACACATATTGATGATGGCGACCTTGACGTGGACGGTGACGGAATATCAGAGGGCGATATTATGATTATAGGGCAAAAGGGTCATGGTGGATTGAGTCATGGTGACAGATTCACATTGCATGGCAAGGCAGCTATTGATTTTAGAGCATTATACGCAGACGGTTACGGTTTAGCCGACAGGGCTTGGGTAACAGAATTTTCATATAACGGAGTCGAAATAGTCTAAAAGGAGAATTAATGAGCGTTTCTTTTGGCTCAATAATCGACAATATGGCCACGTACTACGAGGCCAAAACAGATCACGAAGAAGACGAACGTAACGATCCGCTTCTAGATAGTGGTGAGGAAACTCAATCAATGGATGTGGTTCGTTCGGGAATGAGCTTACGTACTCCTGAATGTGGAGATTTTTGGGATGATTTTATTAGTCTATCTGGCAACTCTGAAGCACTATCTGAGTTGCTGGAAGTTCCCAGAGATAAGGTCGCCACTTGGAGTGCGAAAATACGTGCTACTATTGAAAGGGTTAAGAAAGCAGACGATCAAGAATCCTCAGATGAAAAATCTAATAGCATCTCAACCGGCAACGAACCAATGGGCGATGCCAATGGAGTAGACGCAACACAACCACCCCCAGATATGAGGCCAACGCCATGATGAAAACATTACAAGAATGGAAAGCAGGACAAGAACTTGAAGCAGTTATCAATGAGTTAGAAGATAACTACCCTACGATAAAATTAGGGACAAATTACAGCGGAGGTCGCCTGGCGGATTTTGCGACAGGCATGGGTGCTAGTGATAGTGATAGTTCATTCAACTGGGATCGTGTGGCTGGGGCATCTGGTCTAATGGGGACTGGTAGTCAGCATTCAGACCCAGCCCTAGCTAATAGACTGAAGCCTCTCGTCCGAGATGTCATGAAGAAAAACATGAAATCCGGGGACAGAGCGGCAGCCGTCCCAGAGACTTTTAAGACATTTATGACCACGGTGACCACTGTCGTGGCGACGGTGGCCCATGAGATGTCCGAGAAGGACCGTGGTGGTGGTGGTGACGAAAAACTTCCCGGCCCCGATCCAGGCTGGAAGGATAGGGTCCGCAGATTTAACAAAGAAATTGCACCGGATTTACGTCGCCGGGTAAGCGATCAAGACCAAGACGATAATGGGAGAGACGAATGAAGAAGTTTAATGAATGGCGAGTAATTAGAGAACAATCTCCAGAGCAGCCACCAGCGGATGTTGATGCGGCAGCAGGTCAGCAGATACAACAGGCCCCACACGTCCCACAGCAAGCTACAATCGCAACAAGAGCAATGGACGCTAAAAAAGATGTTCAAACTGCCGGGGCGAGGGGTGGTGAAGCGATATCGACAGCGGTACAGGCAATTATTGGTATCGCCCAACAAAATCCAGCAGCTTTAACTAAAATAGTTACAGCACTAGAGATGGGCGTTAAAGGTATAGAAGACCATCAAATGCAGCAACAATTGCAGGCATCTATGGACGGTCTCAAAACTGCCCTGAGACAAATTAGTGACAAGGCAACAGCAGGAGTGGGTCCGCAGCAACCGCAGCAACTTCAACCAGCCTCACCTGCGGTAGCTGGGCAAGCAACTGCCTAAATGGTTCGACTTAGCATCTTGCCCAGGATGTGGCATAGCATAATTAATCAATGGGCATTAAATGCAAGACGATAAAAAAAGAATCAAGGTTACAAATAAGCGACCTAATCTTGAAGATCGAATCAAAAAAGCCTTAGCCAAAAAGCCCACATCATCTTATCTGAACAATCAAGGCATTACTGCGGAAGTGCTTCGGAAAAATTTTGCCACAGGCGTCCCCGTTCAAACTCGTAAAAAGTTAAATGTTAAAGGTCGCAATAGGCGTAATGCCCGACCCGCAACTTCGGTAATGCATGTGCATCCAGGATCATTCGTCCCACCAACGCCCACAATGTTCCCAATGGACGAGTGGTTTCAAAACGACCAAGATGTAGATGTTTCCATAATCGTACCAATGTACAGAAGCCATGACGTAATTCAAGATCAAATTAACTCATGGGACTTGGAAGATGATGGCCTCACCAAGGAAATAATTTACGTTAATGATGGATGTCCTAATCAATCATATATAAAAGTTATCAAATCTTGGGAACAAAAACGCAAACAATTGAAAGCTCCTGTAGGTAAAATTGTCCTTAACGATAAAAATGGAGGATTCCCGTTTGCCTGCAACACGGGTGCCAAGTTCGCTTCCGGCAAATATCTCATATTCTTAAATGCTGATTGTGTTGTAACTCTCAATTGGATAAAACCTATGGTTGATCTAGTTGAGTCCAACAAAGAAATTGGCATCGTTGGAAATTTGCAGATCAAAGGAGATCGTGTAGATTCTGCTGGTTCTGAATGGGATTGGAATAGTAAATCATTCGTACATATTGGAAGAGGAATTTATCACGGAAAAAGAATATCCAAATCCTTCTTAATAAACGAACTACCAAGTGATTTGCAATGTCCACAAGAAAGAGAAATGGTAACCGGTTGTTGTTTTTTGATTCCTAAAGAATTATTTTACAATGTAGAAGGTTTCGATTTGCGTTATCGTATTGGTTATTGGGAAGACGCTGACCTTTGTATGAGAGTCAGAAGCAATGGTTATAAAGTCTTCTTCACACCAGATTCCAGAATACACCACCAGGGAGGACATTCTAAGTCATGTGGACATTACTTTATGAGGGATAACTACAGAATATTTGCTGACAAATGGCTTCACAATGGTCGAATAGATAGCATGGTTGGTGCAACAAGAAAACACATACCTACTAATTGTAAAACCCTCAAAGACCATATCAATGGTAAAGTAGTAGGATGTGTAATTGCCTGCAATGAAGAAGAGTTTCTAGAGGTATCGGTTGACAGTATAGCTAAGGTGGTGGACGAATGGGTATTTGTGATTGGGGGAAATAATTTCGCCTACAAAGCAGGCATGTGTGGCAAAAGCGGATTGCCCAACGATAACACATTAGAAATTGCAAATAAACTAGCAGATAAATATAATGGAACTGTAATCGAACCTCCAGGACGGTTATGGAAAGATAAAGTGGAAATGCGAAACGCCTATGTCCCATTCCTGAAAACAAATGATTGGATGTTTATGTTGGATGGGGATGAAGTTTACAAAGAAGAACAACTTTACAAAGTGGCAGAGCTTACCAATAAACATGAAGTTCTTATTATGCAATTCTGGTTATTCTGGAATGATATGTGGACCAATGGAACTGGTACATGGGGAAACTACCCGCAAGAAAGATTGGTTCATTGGAAAGAAGGGTATGGATACAGAAAGAACAATCATCTCAACGTATCTAATGCCAGTGGGAAACCTGTTAATTCTATAGTTCCTTGCTGGAGAGGTTCAGACAAATTATTCTATCATTATTCCTGGGTGCGGCCTGTAGAGAAAATCAGACAAAAATTGGCTTATTACAAGTATCAGTCAGGCAACACACAAGCAGAAACATATGTTGATAATGTTTTTCTAAAGTGGCGTAAAGATCAAAAATCGGTTCAGGGCAAAACCCACCCAATGGGCGGTGGCGGAACCGAGCCATTTCAGGGAATTCATCCGGCTGGAATTCATCGGCTCATAGAAGATGGAATGTTCAACTTCAACGATTGATGAATATCACTTTCTCAAACTCTAACGAAGGATAATAGAATGAACCCACAACACATTATGGAAGAAGCAAAACTTAATGGTGTAAAAGTTTTTACTCATGATGTATTTGAAGATCATCGTGGGGATTATGTAGAAATATATGAAAAACCATTTTACAATCGGGCCGGTGTTAACATTGACTTTATACAAGATGACATTTCTACTTCTCACAAAAACGTCTTGAGAGGAATTCATGGAGATTATGTGACCTGGAAATTAGTCACATGTCTTAGTGGTTCTTTTTATTCTGTAATTTTAGATATGAATAAAGAGTCAAGCACCTATAGACAATGGCTTTCGTTTGATCTAAATGACGAAACAAGGAAACAGATTTTAATCCCACCAGGATTTGGGAATAGTATATTGTCCTTAGAAGATGGTTCTGTTTACCACTACAAACAATCAACCACATATAAAAAAGGACGACAGTTTACAGTTCGTTGGGATGATCCTCTTTTGAAAATAGATTGGCCAATTGAAAACCCCATTTTGTCTGAAAGGGATTCTACTGCTGAGTTTTTAACATAAGGACAAATAATGACTTTCTACAAAGGCAAAAAAGTTCTGGTAACTGGCGGCACTGGAATGATTGGAGTTCAACTTGTCAAAAAACTTGTTGAAAAAGGGGCTGATGTTTCTGTTGTCTCGTTAGACTCTGAGGAACGTGCCAAATTTGTATTACCACCTGAAGCTAGTTTTAGCAGATGTAATCTGACAATAAAAACTCATTGCGATGAAGCCACAAGACAAAAAGATTTTGTATTCCATGTCGCTGGCATCAAAGGCTCAGTCAGCTTGGGGCGGTCAAAAGCCGCCACTTGGTTTACCCCGTTGCTACAATTTAATACCAACATGCAAGAAGCCGCATTCAAAAACGGCGTGGAAAGATACCTCTATACCAGCAGCATAGGAGTTTATCCAGAAGATACATTGTTTAAGGAAGACAATGCTTGGAATGGCCCTCCATTTTCTGTGGACGTTTATCCCGGCTGGGCAAAAAGAATTGGAGAGCTTCATGCATGTGCATACAAGGAAGAGCATGGTTGGGATAAAATAGCTATTGTACGACCCGCCAACGTCTATGGTCCTTATGATAATTTTGATCCAAAAACAGCAATGGTAGTTGGCGCTTTGGTTTATAAGTTTGCAAACTGCAATGGCGAAAAAGTTTCTGTTTGGGGCGACGGGACTGCCATACGTGATTTTATTTTTTCAGAAGATGTTGCTGACGGTATGATGTTGGCCCTACAGAATGGAGCTAACTGTATTCCATTGAATATAGCCAGCGGTTTAAGAACATCTATCAGAGAGCTTGCTGAGACGTTAGCTGAAAAGTTTGGGTACTCCAAAGACATTTTAGAGTTTGACACCTCACAGCCCACAGGTGAATCCATACGGCTTATGGATGTAAGTCGTGCCAAAGAGACTATAGGGTTCACCGCTTCCACATCTATCAAGGATGGAATAAGCAAGACAGTGGATTGGTATATGAACAATCAAGAAATTAACGGCAGGCACAGTGAATTATAAAGGAGCATATAACACATGATAGACATTGCTTTAGCCACAAAGTGGAGAGTCGATAAGTTAACACGAACTATTCAAGCATTTGTGGACAACACAGATGACCTTGGTACAATATGTGTAACATATGATTCTGATGATGCAGAAACCCACGCTGCTCGTGATGATATACTTAAAAAATTTCCAGACAAGGTATCATTTGGCACATGTGATCCTGGAAGCTGCACTCGTGCAATGAACAAAAGCATAGAAAGAACAAAAACTAAATACATTGGTTTGTTCGCCGACGACGCAATTCTTAAAACAAAAGGATGGGACACATTATCTCTGTCCCTGTTTGATAAATATGAAGAATATCAATGTATATCCATTTCGGATACGAGAACCCCTTCTATTACGCAAGAACTCCGGCACATTCATTATCCTTTCTTTGCAATTTTCGAAAGACAAGCATTGATGCAATTGGGAGGATATGATGAAAGATATCCTAGATCGGGAGCAGATAAACAATTAGGTGTAGACATGCTTCTAAACGATATGTTAATGATGGTTTCTGACGAAATCGTCGTCAAGCACATTAGAGACAATGACCGGTGCTTTAAGAACAATAGAGCACAGGGTCCAATAGATAACAAATTGTTTAACAAATTACTAAAAGCCAATAAAGACATGGTGATAAAAAAATATAAAGCAGTCGAAGATAAATGGGCACTATTGGTGAAGTCATAATGAACATTCTATTAACTGGAATAACAGGCTTTGTAGGCAGCCACATGGCGGACTATCTCTTAAAAAATATACCTGATGTCGAAATCATTGCTAGTCGCAGATGGAGAAGCAAAGAAGATAACATTAAACATCTTATACATGATAAAAGAGTTAAATTTTTTGAGTCTGATTTGCTTGACAGAGGGAGCATTCATTCATTGGTCGAACAAAGTAAACCCGACTACGTATTTCACTTTGCTGCCCAGAGTTTCCCCGGAGCAAGTTTCAAAATTCCTATCTCTACTTTGCAAACAAACATCATAGGGACTACCAACTTGTTAGAGGAACTAGTTCAATCTAAGTTTGATCCCATTGTGATTAGCGTGTCATCTAGTGAAGTTTATGGAATGCCCAGTGATGAAGATGACATGCCCATTAAGGAGACCAATCCGATACGTGCTGCAAATCCTTATTCGATAAGCAAAGTGGGACATGATTTAATGTCTCAATATTTTTACAAAGCTTATGGACTTAAAGTGATTGTAACCAGAATGTTCAGTCACGAAGGCTCCCGAAGAGGCAAAGAATTTGCGATTTCTAGTTTCGCAAACCAAATCACAAAATTAGAAATGGATTACCTTGCGGACGCAGATTACGATGGGAATTTTAAGATTTATGTAGGTAATTTGGAATCGGTACGAACATATTCACATATATCTGATGCTGTTCACGCTTATTGGTTAGCTGCTACAAAGGGAGTGATCGGAGAAGTATACAACATAGGCGGTAGTGACACATGCAAAGTAGGTGATGTTCTAGAGCTTTTGATGGATAAAAGCCACATACCAAAAAATAGATTTGAAATAGTAGTAGACCCAGATAGAATAAGGCCAACTGACATCACATTGCAAATACCGGATTGCACAAAATTCAAATGTGAAACAGGATGGGAGCCAACCAAAAACTTAGAAGACATAGTGTGTGATTTGTTGGATTATTGGAGAAACACATTGTAATGGTAGAAACTCCAAATGGATATGCATTTTAGACCAAATTGATATAACGAGGATAAATTTTCTATGAAGTTGTTAGTGTACCAAATGGGCAAAGTTGCATCTAAGTCTTTAACCGCTTCTCTTTTGCGACACAAAGTAGATGTTATTTCATGCCATTCTTTATTTGGGCCGCACATGATAAATGTTTCAAATTATGCTCCTGAAGAATTTTTTGATGCCTTGCAAAGAGTAAAAAAGAAGGCCAACATAGTAAGCAATAATATATTGTCAGACACCAAATTTATTACCATTGTAAGGGAACCCATATCGCAAGTTATATCTAACATTTATGAAAATTACAGAAGGTTTTGTCTAAGCACGAAAAAAGAGATCGACGTAGCTGATTTTTTTGTCAAGGCGATGAATAAAATGATCGGTGGAAATAAACCAGCAAACAAATTGGATGCTTACGTAGAACATTTTCTACAATGGCCACTAATTTTTTTTGATTGCGAAATTAAACCGCATCTTGGCATAGATGTATATGACACATCATTCAATGGGGATAGCGTTGTTATTGATGATAGGTTGTTAGTGTGCAAGTTTGAAAGAATCAATTATTGTTGTGAGGCAATAGCAAATTTCGCAGAAATTGATTCTTTCGATTTGATTGAGAAACAAAACATAAGACGTAACAAAAAATACGAAGAAATCAAAGCATCACTATTCCCACAACCCATAGTTGATTGGTATTGTGAATCTAAATATTGTCAGCATTTTTACAAATCAGACATAGAGAGATTAAAACAAAAGTGGACACTAACAAATTGATGCAATCACTTACTGTAATTATCCCCATATTCTACCAACAATGATAAATTCAAACATGAAACAGGATGGGAACCAACCAAAAACTTAGAAGATATAGTGTGTGATTTGTTGAATTATTGGAGAAACACATTGTAATGGAAGCTAGTATTTGTATTCAAAAAGATCAATATCCTTAGCGTATCGTTTGGCTACCTTCTTTACCAGTTCGGGAGTGTAAAACTCACGATGATGTGGATAAAGTTTAGATGAGTTTTTTAGATGGTGAAGTTTAGCATACGGCATTCCATTTTTTTCACACACTGTCTTCCAACCTTCCTGAATATTTTCTATTCTACCAACAAAATCTACCAATAATTTATCATCTAGAGTCAGGTAATCGTGCTGATCTCGAATGTGATCCTCTTCTGAGATGCCCTCTATTGCACAAACGATATCGACGAACTCTTCAAAAGAAATTTTGTTAGATACGCCGGGTGCTATTACTTTGTTGTGAACCAACACTCTGTTTTGATAAGCCGATAAAAGCCGACGCCAAGGGTTCCTAACAAAGGCAAATTTGAAGTAATCATCATACTCTTTGTCTAGCGTGGCTTCTTTTGTGAGATTCCCCTGGTGATCTCGATCATCGCCGTATTTACTTATGGCAAAGCCACTCTTCAACAATGTGGTTATAATAGATGTCGAAGCGACTTTGGGAATTCTGAAGTAGGTCGATTGGTACTTTTCTGAAGCAAAAATGAACAATCTTTTTGTCATAATGTCCTTGCCCTTATCTGCAATCACTTACTGTAATTATCCCCATATTCTACCAACAATGATGGCCTACCTTCTTTTGCCCGATCATAAGCTTCAGAATAAGCAGGAAAGACTTCTTCTTTATCTTCTAAAAGATACACCTTGGTGTTGGTTAACATTTTTTCGTAGGCTTCTGTATGATTTTGGGTATGTTGCACACCACCATCCAATGGCTCTAATGAGCCAACCGCAGTTCTTATGATTACACCACCATTCATTTTCCCTTTGGTCATGACTTCTAGTTTATCTAAATGATTCACCAATTGATTAGTAGCTAGAATAAGAAAATCCCATCGAGGATAACAGGTTACCGGTATAAACCCCTTCATGGACAAACCAATAGACATTCCCATTTGGGTTTCTTCAAACACAGGAAGTTCGATTCTTTTTGATTTGTCTATAGTTTTAAGCGTGCCGTATATAGAATTGCCATCATAGACCACTGATTGACCTAGAAATAACACTTTGTCATCCTCTGCCAAGAATTCCATAGCTCTAATTAATTCATCTTTGTACGTCATTAGAATGATACCCAAATACCTATACCATGATGAGGGTATAGTCTTTCATATTGATAGTAAATTACGTCATCGGTCTCTTCCCATTTGGTCTTACTTCCCCAGGTTTCATCTGTGGGAGTATTAGTGCTCATATTATTGTCTTCAACAACAAATTGTATGGGCAACTCAAATTTTTTTGAGTATTTGTATGCCTCATGGAATCCTCCTGTTTCTGCCGTCATATCTCCGACAAAGACCCATACTCTTTGATTGTTCGGATTTCCTTCTAGCTTGAGAGCTTTTGCTACACCTAAAGCAATAGGAATAATACCGCCCACAATGGAAGATGTATAAAAATTTGGGTCTCTATAAGAGATACTCATACTTTTTCGCAAATCAACAATATCACTCCATAATACATCTTCAGGAACACCATGCAATAATGCATGATAATGATTTCTCCAAGAGGAAAATACCCAATCTTCATGTCCTACATATTGAAATATTTCTATTAAGTCTTCCTCATTATTGCCAGATAGATGTACTGGACCACGAATTATTGACTTTTCATAGGCATCTCTTATAGATTTCTCAAACTCTATTAAATCATCAACTTTTTTGGTGATTTTCCTTATGGGCTTTAAATATGATGGGATTTTCATAATTTATACTTTCTACGATATAATAGTTAAGAGGAATTATGTTTAAAGACAAAACAGTGTTCATTCCAGGCGGTCGAACTGGTTTTTTAGGTACTAATTTTGTAAACAAACTGTTGCCCCAAGGGGCAACAGTTTTAGCTCACTCTTTTTCCAAAAAACCAGGATTCTTAAAGCCTTCCCCTAATTTGCTAGAAATGACTGGCCCTCTCACTCCAGATAATCTTCCTAAAGATTTAGACATTGACTATGTGATTCACTGCGCCGCTTATACGGCAGGTGCCCATGAAATGACCAATAATCCTGTTGCTTTTGTCAATGAAAATACTTTTTCAAATTCGCATTTACTGGATTGGGCTGCTTTACGTGGTGTTAAAAAGTTCATATTCATTAGTAGTTCTGCTATATATCCAAATGCTGATTACCCTTTAAAAGAGGAAGAAGGATTTATTGACGATCCTCCTGGTAATTATTTCGGTGTTGGGTGGATGAAAAGATACACTGAGAAATTAGCTAATTTCTATCATAAATGCTATGGAATGGAAGTGCTCATTATTCGCCCGTCTAATATTTATGGCCCTTTTTCTAATTTCGATTTACAACATTCGCATGTCTTGCCTGCTTTAATACGCAAATTTGATGAAAATCACAATCCTTTAGAGGTTTGGGGTTCCCCAGATGTTGTCAGGGATTTTATCTATGTAGATGATTTTGTAGAAGGAGTGATATCTGCTTTCAATTTCTTTTCTGGCTTTGATGTTTTCAACATTGCCTCTGGAAAAACAATAACTATTGGGGAATCCGTAGATTTGATTTCAGAACTTACCGATTACAAAGGAGAGATAATTTTTAATTCTTCAAAGCCAACTACTATTCACACCAGAGAAATAGATATATCAAAAGCTAAATCATTATTGGGATTTGATACATTTACTTCTTTCAAAGATGGTCTAGAAAAAACAATAAATTGGTATAAAAGCAATGTTAACCACTAAAGAGCTAAAAGACAAAGTAAAACAGACTAAACTTCGTACCTTTGATATGGTTATGAATGCTGGCAGAGGGCATCTAGGAGGTTCATTTTCATCTGTGGAAGTATTGGTATCATTGTATTATGGTGGCATTTTAAAATTTGATCCAGATAACCCGAAATGGGAGAAAAGAGATAGGATAATATTGAGTAAAGGGCATGCTAACAATTGCCTTTGTGTTATCTTATCTGATTTGGGATATTTTGAAGAAAAAGAACTCGATTTATACTGTCAAAATGGAGGCACACTAGGAGGGCATAGTGATGATGTAGTTCCTGGCGTTGAAGCTGTCACAGGTTCTTTAGGGCATGGTCTTGGATTGGCTGCTGGTATGGCGTTGGGTCTCAAATTAGACGGCAGCAACAATCGCATTTTCTGCATTATAGGTGATGGGGAGAGTCAAGAGGGATCAATTTGGGAAGCGGCCATGTTTGCAGCCCATCATGAACTTCATAATTTAACTGTTGTGCTAGATAGAAATCAATTAGGCAGTGAAGATTTTACAAAAGACACATGTAAACTAGAGCCACTGGTTGACAAATGGAAAAGTTTTGGATGGATGGTTTGCGAAATGAATGGCCATGATATTGCTGAGTGTTTGCACACTCTTTCAACAGATTTTCAAGGCAATAATCCAGGTATAATTATTTCAAAAACAATCAAAGGAAATGGAATGCCTTCTTTGGAAAATACTCCTAAGTCACACCACACGCTTCCCAAAGGAACTCAAATTGATGCAACGAGGAAAAATCTTCTATCATGAATAGTTGAGACAAAAGTGAACAATATAAAAACATACAATGATACAAGAGACGCAATTTTCGATGAATTATATGAGATCGCCATAGGCGATCCTAATGTCGTGGTTTTTAGTGCAGATACGAGCGCTATGAAATTTAGCGATTTCGAAAAAAATATTCCTAATCAATTTTACAACATTGGCATTGCAGAACAGAATGCCATGACCACGGCTGCTGGATTAACTCGTACTGGCAAAAAAGTGTTTGTATTTGGCATATCAAATTTTGTATCTCTTAGATGCTTTGAGCAAGTTAGAGTTGATATATGTGGGATGAAATGTCCTGTAGTTATTTTAGGAATGGGTGCAGGATATACTTATGCTCAAGATGGTTTAACCCATCATATGACAGAAGATATGGGAGCAATGAATACGCTTCCAGGGTTAACCATCTGGAATCCATCAGATTACACTATGACGGCTCATCTAATACATTTGGCATATGAAAAAAATGGACCTTGCTATTTGAGATTTGACAAAGGCCCATTTGATGGGCCGCTTGATTCAGTATATCCAGATGAATATGATTTTAGCGTTGGCGTCAATTGCTCTTCTCGCTCTCCTATTGGTGTTGATTCCAAAAAAGTTGCGATTGTTGGAACTGGAATTTCGACTAAGTGGTCGCATGAAATAGCCGTAAAATTACTAAAGAACGGGATAGCCACACAGGTCGTTGATCTTTACAGGATCAAGCCTCTAAATAAAGGTGCATTATTGGATTCGCTCGAAGGTTGCCAATTAGTTGTAACTCTAGAAGAACACAATGTGCATGGTGGAATTGGAATGATCGTCAGTAACGCTATGATGGAAGAACAACTCTACATACCTGTTAAGAAATTCGGAGTGAACGATAGGTTTATAAGTGAGGTTGGAGATCGTGAATTTCTCAGAACCATAAATGGAATGGATGATTCAAGCGTAATACAAGGAATCAAAAATGCTCTACAAAAAACTGGGTAATACGTCAAAAGTAATCCCGGTCATAGGCCAAGGAACGATGGGAATTGGGGGCAGGTTCTCATCTGATCGCTCCAATGACAAAAGTGGCATAGCAGCCCTCAAACATGGCGTGTCCTGTGGACTGTCTTTTGTTGACACGGCAGAAGCCTACGGTGGCGGTCATTCTGAAGAATTGATAGGGCGTGTGCGTGACATTTTTGTTGCCAGCAAAGTATCACCCGAAAATCTTAATCGCAAAAATCTAATCGCCGCTTGCGAGGCCAGCTTGAAAAGGCTGAAGAGAAACCATATTGATCTGTATCAAATACACTGGCCTAACCCAGACATTCCCATTGAAGAGACTGCTGAAGCTCTCAATATATTGAAAAAGCAAGGGAAGATACGGTTCATTGGAGTCAGCAATTTTACCGTTCAAGAGATTGTTCCTTTAATGGAAATGTGTGAAATTTCCTCCGCTCAGTCAGAGTACAATCTTTTTGATCGCACCGTCGAATCTAAATTGTTGCCGTACTGCCAAGAGAACAAAATAACTTTCATCGCATACACGCCATTGGATTTCGGGCGTTCGCTTCCAATACTGAAGGTACTTTCAAAAAAGTATGATTCAACCCCACAGCAAATAGCATTAAAGTGGTTGGTTGACAAGGGTGTTGTGGCGATTCCTAAATCTATAAACCTTGACCACATAAAGAGTAACGCAGAATCAGTGTTGTTGGATATCGATCCAGACGATTCTATGCTTTTAGACTCGCTTCACGGCGAATTGCAACACATTTCAACAAAAGAGATTGCGTGCGACTCTTCTAACCTTGAAAACTTCGTACCAAGTTTTCAATCGCTTGGAGAATCATTAAAAAGTGGCATTCCAATGAAGCCGATTCGAGTCAAAAAACAAAAAGATAGGTTTGAGTTGACAGAAGGCAAAATTAGATATTGGGCATGGAGACATGCCTTTGGCGACCACCCATGTCCAACATTAATACGGGAGTAAAAATGACCGACCAGATAGATAGACAAGAGTTATATCGCAGTGATGAAGAAGCAAAGATCAGAGGCAATTTTGTTCAACACTTTCGTCAATGTCCCATTCCTGATGAGGATATTTTACAAAACCTGGGCCTCTTTCTAAACTCCAAAAACCTCTCTAGAATTTTGTTTATGGATCATCTCTACAAGCAAATCGTAGACACACATGGTATTATCGTTGAGTTCGGCACTCGTTGGGGTCAAAACACTTCATTGTTCTCTGCTTTGCGAGGCATCTACGAGCCTTTCAATCGCATTCGCAAAATCGTAGGGTTTGATACATTTACTGGATTCCCATCTTTGACCGATAGTGATAATCTAGAATGTGACATCATGCACGAAGGAGGTTTAGCCTGCACTGAGAAGTATGAAGAATATCTTGAGAAGGTACTAGAGTTTCAAGAACAAGACAATCCCATGTCTCATGTGAAAAAGTTTGAAATCCGTAAAGGTGATGCTACATGTGAAATTGAAAAATACATAAAAGAATATCCAGAAACTATAATTTCTCTAGCATTTTTTGATTTCGATATTTACGAACCAACTAAAAAGTGTTTAGAAGCCATAAAGCCACGACTCGTCAAAGGAAGCATATTGGCCTTTGATGAATTATGTGACCGAGACTCACCGGGAGAAACAAAAGCTTTACAAGAAGTATTTGGTCTCAACAATATAAGACTAAAACGACACAGATATTGCTCCAGAACCTCTTACTTCGAAGTCGAATAAAATAGGGTAAATCATAGATGAATCTAACAACAGAAAATTTTATAGACCTTTTTGAACTAACAGACATTTCTTCAAGATGTCAAAATTTAGTAGATACTTATGATTTTAGTTATGAACCAACAACTGGAGATCAGCGAGATGAAATAATCTTAACTATATTATCGGCCTTATATCGTGGATTTGATAAAACTGGTAATGTTTCCAAGTGGAATGAAGGGTGGGAAGAAAACTTTCAAGCGTATTTAAAATCAGGCAAAAATCCTGAGTTTCTTATGCCACGATACTACAAAAGAACACCTTCACCTTTGCGTTTGCAAAAAAACTTCATTCTTCCCAATGATGGCAATTTTGAAACTAGCTTTTTTGATGTTCTACGAATGTGGGTAGCAGAAGAGTACATTTCAACATCAGACCATGTATATGAATTTGGCTGCGGACCTGCACACAACTTACTTGCTTTTAACGAAATATTCCCAAATAAACAATACACAGGCTTAGATTGGGCAATTCCTTCTCAAAAAATCATAAAAGCAATTGACAAGCCAAATATTTCAGGAGATTATTTCGATATGTTGTGTCCTAATAATTTGCAACTAAAGCCTGGATCGTTAGTGCTTACTATCGGCGCATTGGAACAGTTAGGTAGTAAATTCGACACCATCATGGAATACTGGATGAAGCAACCAGTATCTATGTTTGTCCATCTAGAACCCATAATAGAGTTTTATGATCCATCTAACCTACTTGATTATTTAGCCATTAAGTATACACAGGATCGTAATTACCTTCAGGGATACATGACGTTACTTCAAAAAATGAATGATGAAGGAACTATAGAAATAACAAAAAAAACCAGAGTGCCTTTTGGAGGTTTGTTTAATGAAGGATGGAATATTATATCATGGAGGAAAAATGAGTGTTAGTCTTTTTGGAAGTTGTATACGTGCTGAAAACTGGTTAAGCATTTATGAAAAATTATCATCCCAAAACGATATAGACTTTGAATTAGTTTTTTCAGGACATATTCGTCCCAATTTTGCTTTGCCTGATAATTTCAAATATATTTATGCTAATGTCAAACCCCCGCAATGTTGGAGCATAGCGGCTAGAGAAAGTAAAGGCCATATAGTTTCTAATTTTGGAGACGACATTGATCTAAGTGAACATGCATTAGATAAAGCTTATGAAGCATTTCTGAAAGAGAATAATTCTAAGGCCGTTATAGTTCCAGAATTTTACCATCACAATCAAAGAACGGTGCTAAGTTCAACGCATTATTTGGTAACAAAAAATTCATCCACACCAATTGTTCCCCAAGCATTAGCGTTCTATGATAGAGAATTCTTTTTAAAGTTAAACGGATCAGATCGTAGATTTGCCGCTACTTTAGGGGATTACGATCTATACTTGCAAGCTATGAAAAAAGGGGCTTATTTAGTATTTTGTGATGACATATGGCAAAGACATAGCGATGAAGGTTCTAAAGGTAAAAAAAATCAAAGCTTATTGTACAAAAGGCATCGGCAAGTAGATCGCCCATTACTGTACAGTTTATGGTTAAAGGAAGGAAACTTTGTTGATAGAACGTCTCATCATAAGCCATTTATATATGATGATACCATATATACGGTAAATCAGGGAACCTCTTGGACACCTTCAAAATTTTAATTTCCTGTGGCCCGAAGGACGGATAATGAACCGTAAATATTTACCTTCTTTTGCTGATTTGATAGACCGTTTATCTATCGATCAACTCAAAGAAGTATTCGTACCAGAGAATAAGCAAAATTATCGTGATGAAATGGATCGTATTTGTCATGATATTGGAATTTTGATTAACGAAGAAGACATTAAGTTAACACCTCGTTTACTTCGATCCATTGTTGTATTGTCTCAAATCAATGCACATATTTGGTATAATGAAAGTTGTGCTCGCAGTGGGGAAGCTCAAGATTTAGAAAAACTTCGTTTAACTCATGGAATCAATGGTATAAGAAATTATGCCAAGAATGTTATACTAGCCGAGATAGGTGCAGAGCACGGATTCGATTATAAAACAGATAGCCTTGCTGCGGATTTCAAAGAATGGGAAGTTGATCTTGGTAAAGATGAGAATGAGTAAAGACTACTTATGCCCACGCAATCCACTCCTTCCAATCATCCAAATTGTTTTTAATGGTATCTGGATATGTTTCATCAATGGGAACAATTTTCATATCTCGATTTCTAAATAGGTCTTTTTTATTCTCAATCAATTCATTAATTATATCTACGTTGAAACGATTCCCCAAGTAGTCTTTTTTACTAGCATGAACAAAACTATTCAACTTGTATTGAATTTCTTCTGGAGAAGCAAGATAGCTAAAATGTTTGCCCAGAGTTTTAACAACAATCGGTTTTCTTCCAGATTCATTTATTTTATGGCGAAGTCGTGTTAAAGTTTTGCAAGATTGTTTGAAAAACTTACCAGTCAAACCGATAGAACTAGTCCAGTTTTCTCCCAGTAGCATGTTGATTTTGTAGTAGTAAATTGGCATATTAAATCTAATATATTCCAATTCTCTTATCTTGTCTATCAATCTTTCCATTTCTTTAGCAGGCAACAACTCATCCAAGTCGCAAGAAATAATTATATCATCATCGCTTATGTCCCTGCCAATCATTGCTCTGTTACGTTGATGGCCTTCATTGTGAAAAGAATTATTGGTGAACTCGTTAGCCTTTACTAACACTTTTTCTAACTTGGGATGGTTATACTTATCATTATTGAACAATAATACTTTTTTGTTTTTATTTGTATGAGTTCTTTCGGCCTCTACAATAATCATTTTGTCTACGTAATCCATCTGTTCTGCTATCTTTAAGTCTAACAGTTTGAATTCGTTAAAAAACATCGAGCAACTGTATATCATTAGCGATACTCATAACCTGCCATTTTCATAGCGTTTTTATCTAATTGATTATTGATACGTTGAATTTGTTTCTTGTTGAATTTCCCAAAATTTGGTTTGAACTTTTTTTGGGAATCTTTGCGAGCGGGGTTGATTCTTGTTTCAATCACCAACAATTTGTCTTTTTCTTCAATTCCAAAATTTATTTTGAGTCGAGTAAGCACTTGTACTTGATTATCAATCATATCCTCAAACTTTACTTGCTGAAGAATGGTCTGGTCGTTATACATTTTTAGCCAATGTACGGTAAGTTCGTTATAAACATCGATAGGGAGACCTGAAGATTTAACACGATTTTCATCTTTGTAGTGCCAACATGGATAGTCTAAAAATTTATCGAATGGTTTCTTATTGCCCCTTGTGCGTGATTCAAAGTCATAAAGAGAATGCAGCCAATCATAAGGATTTTTAGTGCATATAACAAATTTCAAATCATCAATACGTATCTTCTTTTTTACATCCGTGATAGATCGACCTTTTAAACTATTTCTGCCATGCTTCCAACAAGGATAATTATTCAATAACAAGCATTTTAGATTACTGCAAATACAGAATTCTGTTACATTCGTACACGTTCTGGGTAAGCCAAATATTTTTATTGCCTTCAAATTTTCCTCCTCAGTGTATCGTAGTCAAGATACTTAGCTAAAATCTCTTTTGTTAATTACTTTCTCGATAAGATTTTGCACGCCAAATAGAATAAACTCATCACCACAATTCCATTGTCTGGTAGTAGAGGCAATTATGTTAATCACGACTCTCTCCTTAATAAGGTTTGCGGCGGTCCTGCATAAACTAATCGATATCCATTCTTTAGAAGCCAAGGAATCGCTTTAGCTCCTTTGCCCTTCCAGGGATTTGATCCTTTGGTATCATCAAACAGAATGTGGCCACCAATCTCTACCTTTTTGTAAGCCGCCTTTGCTTGTTCCATATGGACAATTTCTGATCCATCAACAGAAACTTCATATCCCTTAATGCCTTGACAAATTTCGCCCTCATGAAACGGGTGTCGGTGTGCGAGGTTATCCAGATACAAAAAAGCAATATCTTGATCGAACTCTTCTAAAAATTTCTTTCCATCCATAGTAACGACTTCGCAATTTGCACCTTTTTCTTCCACCAAGCCTTCTAGAAATTCTTTAATGTCTTCTCTAATATCAACCGTCCACATTTTAGCGTGTGATCGTGCAGTAGCACGTAATAGAATTTCTGTAGATTTTTGACTGGTGGGAACTGGATGTTGCGATCCAATTTCCACGATGTTTTTAGATAGCGTGTCTCTAACAAGTGATCCTACATCACAACTAATAACGGACATCTCTACCTCCTTTTTCTTCTCACTAAGGCTGGCAACCTCTACGGTCGGTTTTATTTTCCTTTTGATTCTTCTGCTTCTGCCCCTTGATCGGCTGGGTCTGCCACCACAACAACTCATAATACTCCTTTATTTGGTTTAATAATCCTTATTTGTTGCCTTGTAGTTTAGTCACGGACTACGTTTTGATAAACTCCTCCATACTGTTTGATTTCTTCTAAAACAAAATCTACAGACATGTCTTTCATACACTTCATGTGAACTGGACAATCATATTTTCCTCCACCAAATATTTGCTTGCCATCTGGTCCAGCGGTAAACTGGCATGGCCTGCACGGCAAATTGATTGCTATTACATGGGCATTTGAAGAAAATGGTTTGTTCTTAATGTCGGATGAAGGCCCAAACAACACATAAGTGGGAATTCCCGTGGCTGCTGCTACATGTGATAAACCACCATCATTTCCTACAAACATGCTGCACTTAGATATGAAATAGGCCGTTTCTTGAAGCCCTCCTGTAAAAAACTCTACATGACTTGGCCAATCCCAAGGTCGTTTAATCCAAGTAGGATTGCCATGAGAGTATATATCTTCCTTTTTCCCAACTACCACTACACGTTTAAAGTGTTTTGCAAGTAAATCATATTTATCCCATCGTTTCATCGCCCAATCTGGTTTCGATCCTGGATAAATAGCAACGGTATTGGATTCTGGGATGCGACCCTGATTGCCAAGATTAATTTTAGCATCTGGCATCGGAGTGGTTATGCCCGCCTGCTTAGCCAAATCATAGTACACATTGGCTTCTGGGATATGTTGGGCATAATGAATTCCACTGCATTTGGTATGTTTGGAATTTAGCCTAATTCCCGGTGTAAACGGTCCATTTAATTGGTAGTCAAAAGGAATTTTGGGTTCTTTAGAAGGACTAACAAACAAATTCCTAACACACGACAAGTTGAAGATATCTAGATCACAACTACTATTGCAGTGCAATCGAAGGTCTACATTATGACCTTCAGACGCCGTAGCCTGCACGGCTGGTGTGGCTTGTACAATATTACCTATTCCGCCACCAAGAACGAATATAACATCCATAACATAAATTAGTGATAAAGCCTATTTATAACCACTTGATTTGCCAATTACCCAATAATTGTAAAGAGGTGAAAAATAATATATCACAAGTAGCATAAATATCATAAGAACAGGCGTGTTACACATATTGTGATTGCGCCAAAACTTATTGAACACAATTGAAAGGCTTCAAAATGGCAAACTTACTTTATGATCTAGGAAGACAAAAATTCCTCAATGGGGAAATTGATTGGACCGATGACACCATCAAATTATTATTGGTAGACACAGGGAATTACACGGTTAACATCGCCACACATGAATTTCATTCAGATATTACTGCCGCTGGGATCGAGGCAACATCGGGGGCCTTCGGCAGCAAATCAAGTGCGGCAGGAGTAGCTGGTGCAGCCAATGTAGTTTTATCGTCGGTATCTGCCTCAGCGGACGAATGTGAAGCAATCATCATTTACAAAGAGGGCGGGTCGAGCGGCACGTCTCCTTTGATTGCTTATATAGATACGGCCACAGGATTACCAGTTACGCCCAATGGTGCAGACATCACTATTGAATGGGACACCGGGTCCGACCTAATATTCAAGTTATAAGCCAAGGAATGGTTTACAACTTGAATAGGACAATGGAGTGACCTATGGCAATTTTGCACGTATCAAATTACGCAATGATTAATGGATGGCGACGAGTTGACTGGAGATTCCTTTGAGATTCCTTTTGGCGAGAAACAGGAATTCTTTCTCGGTCAGAATGGAATCAAAAAGGTGTGGGCCAAGGCTGCGGCTTCGACTACTCCCATTAATCATGGACCCATGTACATCCTAACCTCATTAGGAGAAGTTGTCGGCCAGTCAGTCGGATAGGTAAATAAATGGTACAATACGCAAGACCTGATCAAGATGATACAGACGGCAACTGGACTGACCAAGATGATGGTTCAAGCCTATATGAAGCTATTGATGAAGCCAGCGCCGACGATGCCACGACGTATATCAAAGCTACCGATAATTACTCAGACGAGACGTGCATTGTACGTCTGAGCGACGTATCGGCACCGGCCACAACAGGGACGTATATCAAATATAAGGCAAAGGCTTCGGATGACGGCGGCATGATGAGCAGCGGTCCACCTGGGTTGAAGTTGGAGTTATTACAGGGCGGTGTACTCAAGGCGAGTACGGGCATCAACAGCAGCGTGAGCACAAGCAGCTTCACGGATTACTCGTACACGATCTCAGATGTCAGCGGCATCAGTGATTGGACTGACTTGACGCTACGAATCACGATGACCACTAATTCTGGAATTGGTGACTACATGTACGTTACGCAGGCGTACTTGGAGACACAGGACGCAGCATCAGGCGGACCGATCTGGCACGTATCAGCTTCCGGCAGCGGCTCGTCTCCTTACAGCGATTGGAGCACGGCGGCTACCAATATAGCAACCGTTGACGCTCTGGCGGCGGCTGGCGATACGATATATGTGGCCAATGATTATAGTTCAGCATACTCGGAATCTACCACTTTGGATTTCTCCAATGGCACACTATTAGAACCGATAAAAATAATTTCTGTTGATCCCTCGACTGGCTCGCCAACAGATGGGGATGACAGCAATTATCTAGCTGGTGCAACTATAGGCGCATCTTCTGGTACTCTAAAGATTGATGGCAACATAAGGGCTTGGGGCATCGACATTACAATCACCGGCACCACGGCAGACCTTTATCTTCAGTACAGCGCAAGTGGAGACTCCCCCTCCGTCATAGTGCAAAAATGGTATCAAAGTGAAATGACTTCGATTAGTGATTTCATAATTGCATATTCTTGCAATCGATCTAAGTTCTATTTTGATTCTTGTTCATTCATTCGGAATTATTCATCTGCTGAAGGATTTCAAATGGCCACTGACAACGGGCAAGGCAATTCCATGTTTCTCAAAAATTGCACATTCACAAAAACGAGTGGCTATGATCGACTAATTAGCAGCGTTGGTAAAGATGGAACCATAGTGGAGTTCGAGGGGTGCGATGTATCAGACTTCGGTGGAATCTTAAACACCGAACCAGAAGGACAATCGAGGGTGCTCCTTCGTGGTTGCGAAGTAAACTCTTCCCTTTCATTGGTCGGAGGGACAATGGATGATGCCTCGGTGGTGATGCTCGAAGCGTGCAGCAATGGTAATATTCCCACTCCAGAACTTGGTGTTACTGAGATTGAAACATCATTCGGAACCATTAAATCGTCATTGTCGAACTATAGAACTGATGGTGCTGACGACGGCGAACAGACAAATGCTCATTCATGGGAAATGGCATCAAGCTCTAGTGTGAAAGAATTTGTTAATCCTCTTGTCTCGCCACCAATGGTTGTATGGAACGATGGATCAGCATCCCCTCCTGGTGCATCGGCATCTGAAACCTTCGATTCCGGTGATGAGGTAGACTCAAAATATAATTTCACCACTAGTGGAGACCCAGGCAGAGTTGGGAGGCATATGAACGCAGTGTTCTCCTGCACAGTGAACATTCCAACCGGTGTAGACCCGGAAGGGTGCATTTTTGAAATGGGGAACTCCTCCAAAGGCGGGTACATAGGATTTAACGGTTCCTATGATCTAGTGATTCGGGCTGGGAACGGATCATCAACTTTAACCGGCACCGATATTGCCCGAACTACAGTGGCCTTTGCAGATTTACCGTCCAACGTGGACTTTGAATTGATGTGGGAATTTTCTCAGAACCCTGTTGGTCGTGTCCGAGTGTGGATCGATGGAAAATTGATGGGAATAGGCACAACCAGCGATGGTTCTGCTTTTAGTGGTGATACTTGGTCATCTACCGCTCATGGACAATACAATGGGTCTTACGACGGAATCATTCTAGGAGAGTCAGGAAGTTATAGTGCAACTGTTACCACATCGGGGGTTCTACTTCAGTCTTCATTGAGTTATTGGCACGATGTCCTGGCAGGAGCGTCCAAGAATTTTAAGGTATTTATTGCGTCTAGTACAACGCTTCAAGACGATGAGGCATGGGTTGAGTTAATTGGTCCAGCCGAGAGAACATCTACATCAACACGGTACGTCGAACGGAGCAATGATACTACGGCTGGTAGTGTGCCAATGAACCCGACAGATACTCCGTCTAATCTCACTACTGACTCGTCAAGCACCTGGACAGGTTCAAATGTTGGAACAAAACAAGAAATAAGTATTGCATACGTACCGGGTATTTCCGGGCCGGTGACAATGAGGGTTTGTTTAGCAAAAGCTTCAACAACAATTTATGTTGACCCCAAGATTGACGTAAGTTAAAGGGGACATCCAATGGCCAGAGACTTATTTATTGGAGGCGTTCAGTACACCGAGAGCGGTGAACAAGAATATTTCATTGAAGGTGTACAGGCGAATGAAGCCGGTCAAGTCAATCAAGAAGTTGAACTCACTGGCATAGCTTCTGAGGAGGCATTCGGTACATCTAAGTTAAACCAAGAAGTTAAACCAACTGGCATAGCTTCTGCCGAAGCATTCGGCACATCTAAGTTAAACCAAGAAGTTAAACCAACTGGCATAGCTTCTGCCGAAGCATTCGGCACATCTAAGTTAAACCAAGAAGTTAAACCAACTGGCATAGCTTCTGCCGAAGCATTCGGCACATCTAAGTTAAACCAAGAAGTTAAACCAACTGGCATAGCTTCTGCCGAAGCATTCGGCACATCTA